AAACTTGGAGAATGGCACATTGGTCAGGAACATAAAGTCAGTTTGCACATGTCCCGCGGTGGGTCTTCCATTGATGGGAGTTTTAAAATGCACACTGATGCCGGATCGTTTTACATATTCTTCGGGTTTGAAACCATGACTTGTGGCCCATTGACTCAGTTTTGCAGCCAGTTGGTCTTTGCTGACAGCACTGGCATCCACTGCTATATCCAAGTCACCAGATGTGGGTTTTAGACCAGTTGAGCCCAGTTTGTTGTTTTGCAGATCCAGTCCGGGCAGCATCATTTCCAACCAGGCCAAGGTAGGATTCACGTCTGCTTGATTGATGCGCTGAGTCAGAATGCGACCATTCTGATCTTTGAATACATTGCCGCCTTCTTTTAATATCATGTTACTTTGAATCCCAATGCTCTCAGCATGTTGTCAACTGTGCCGTTGCCAGTTTTGGTCACAGCGTTGGTTCCGCTGATTTTTTGTAAGGCAGTTCCCAGTTTGGGTAACAGCGCAGGATCAACGCCATTGTCTTTGAACACGGCCTGCACACCTGCGGTATCAAGAACTCGGCCGCCAGCAACAGGCGCAGTACCTGGCTCTGCACCGTCTGCGGCAGCACCGTCGGCGCCTGTGGCTCCTGCGGCAGCATCTGGATTGTTTGGATCTACTTCTGGCTGCTCTAGTTCCACCCCGGCCCTATTTTTTGAAGATATCAGTTGGGCGCCAGCCATTGCTGTCAATATATATTCAGTGGCTGCTGGTGTTACATCTTGTCCTGCTTTGTATGCTTGTAAAATTTTGGCCTTGGCTGCGTCAAGTTCAGGTTTAAATCCAGATTGATCTTGAATTTGCTTCAGCCCAATCATTTGATAAGTGCTGGCATCTCTAATGGCAGTTTTTTTATTTACATATTCTAAAAACTTTATCCAATATGGTTCTTCGGTTGACCCAGCAGGTTTAGGTCCAGGTGCAGGTGCAGGTGCAGGCGCAGGTCCAGGCGCAGGTGCAGGTGCAGGTCCAGGCGCAGGTCCAGGCGCAGGTCCAGGTGCAGGCGCAGGTCCAGGTCCAGGTGCAGGTCCAGGTGCAGGCGCTGCTGCGTCGGGTTGGCCAGCACCACCTTTGGCCAGTCTGTTTGTCATGTCATCAAACGCACCAGCGCCGCCTCGGATGGGCGGGGTTGCTGCGCCTGGTGCGGCTGCGCCAGGCTTTGCTGCTCCGGGTGTTATTGCCCCAGGTATTGGGGGTTGGCCTGGCATGCCTGGCATCTTGAATGGGTTGACAGCATTGAATCCAGGAGGAGTACCAGGCTTGGTTGGTGTAGCCACTGCTTCATTGATGTTGATAATACTTTCTAATATGTGATCTAAATTGTAATATGTTGATCCATGCTGTAATTTCTTCTTTTTAGTTTTCTTTTTCTTTTCTTCAGCTTCTCTTATTCCCTTGTCAGCGGCCGCCTTAATTGCAAGTTTATCAGCGGCAGTTTGTTGAAATCCTGATTTAGCTTTTGCCGCATCAGCTGCTGCTTTAATGGCAGCATCTTGCTGATTTGTTGCAGCATTTGCTTGTTTTGTTGCAGCCATTTGTTGTTGAGCTTGCTGCTGATCTGCTTGACCTTTGGCTAATTTATCGGCAGCAGCTTTTGCAGGATCGTATGTAGATCCCTGTGGCTCTGCAGCCGGTGTTGTGGCAGGTGGTGTTGCAGCAGGTGCTGCCTTGGCCAGTTTTGCTGCTTCTTTGTTCCAGCCGGCAGCCAGTTGTTTAGCAACTCTCTGCATGTCTGAGTTTTTTTCTACCGCGGCCAATTTGGCATCTTTGTCAAGAATTCCTGCGCTGGCTGCTTGTCCTCTGGTGACACCAGTGGCATCGCCAAGGCCCTTGAGTACGTCCATAACACCTTCGTCGGCGCGGCGTCTACGACTCAGTTCATGAATTTGCATCAGTTTTTCTCACGGTTCTGGTAAATTTGCCTGGGTCGCGCAGGTTGATGGCATTGAGCAATTTGCGTTGCAAATTCTTGGCAGTTTCGGGCTCGTAACTAGAATCAATCTGCTCCAGCAGGCGTATGGCACTGGCTATGATGTTACCGGCACGGTTTTCAATCACATGGCGATTGTCACGCTCAACGTACATTGAATCGAGTTCTTCTAATAAACTTCTAGTTTTCTTTTGCATTTTGGACCTGGTGTCTTTGTGTTATTTATTGGATTTCAATGTATCTTTGAATTACTATCAAGCATGTTACACAGTTATCAACGGCTATAAAAATCTAGCATAAAGTTTTGCTACTTCTGGAAATACTTTTTCAAAAGATTCATTTCTAAAGTTATCAAATTTTTTTATTTCTGCTAACATATTACATATTTCCACAGGTCTTTCGGTCCATCCGGTTGGTATTAAGTTTTTTTGAGAGGATTGACTAATTACATCTACATATTCTTGTGACATGTTTTTTAAGTCAAAAATACCGCGGGCTAAATGGCTAGTGTGATTAATAATATCTCCTTCTTTGTTTGTTGTAAAATTAGCATCAAGCCATGTTTTAAGTTCGTTTACATACAGTAGATTAAAAATGCTAATTGTTTCCTCTACTACAAACATTGTATTTCCAGGAAGTTTTTTTTGTAAATTTAGTATATTATCGGTTACTTGATTCCAGTTAGCAGGCCAACGTAGGTATTCAAATCGACGGCCAACACCATCCAAACTGATGTGTAATTTTACCAGATAGAATTTTTCAATGATATCAAAGTTTTTAGGATGAATTGACTGCGTTCCATTAGTTTGAAAACACAAGATTAATTGTTGTTTGGCGTTGGGCATGTTATCTCCTAGCCAATTTGCTACATCCCAGTATTCTTGCCCAAGTAGAGTTTCGCCGCCACAAAATACCAATTGTCGTAGATTGTACAAATCCAGTTTAGACAATACATCGATGACTTTGTTTTTCTTTCGTGGTGATGATATAGGCTGATCCCATAGTTTATTTTCTTTAAGATGGCGTTGCCAATAAGTGCTGTTCTGGGGGCCACAACTACGGCAGGCCAAATTACAACTGATGTCAAACATCAGATCAATGCGTGATGGTCCAGATAAATCGGTTTGCCCAACAATTTGTAACCCGTCATTCATACCAGTTCTGAAGCTGACTTTGTTTGAAGATTCTAATCTTTCACAATTTGAACAACCTGGATCCCATATATTTTTTTTATTAGTTTCTCTTAGTGTTTGTAATTCTTTATTTTGCCAAAAATTATGATCAATGTCAACAGGAAAATTATCGTTACGCAAACAACAATGTTGTACTATAGCTTGATTGCGACCAGTTGATTTTTTGAGATCAATATTCAATCCACCATGAATCATTGAACAATACAAATCTTTCATGACTGTTTAATTTGCCCAAGCAACTGTTTTAGTTTAGCACTTTGTACATCCGCTGTGATCTTGCTTATTTCGCCTGTGTCACTGTCGATCTTTTCTGTTGGATTGCTGATACGACTTTGCGGCTTGATGCTGTCATAAATGCTGGGTTTTTTAACGGAGCCGCTGCTGTCATCATCGCCGCCGTTGTCTGTGATGCGCATAGTATCGATATTGTATTCCAAATCAACCTTTTGTCCAACACCGGTACTGCTGCGACTTTTCATACACTGAATCTGATACTTGCCACGTTCTTTCATGGCACGACTGGTAAAGATACCAAACACATTGTCTGCTGTGTTGATCTTTGAAATACCGCCGGATATGTGACTGTGATCAAACTCAATTTCTTCCACAGCCGATCGATTCAACTGCGATGCAGTCACAAACAACACATTCAGTTCTTTGGCCAAGTTGCGCAGTTCTTCACTCACATACTTGTCTTTGACAAACAAGTCATTGGGACTGACTTTGGCACTGACTGGCATCAACAAGTCCAAGTAATCACACATGATAAAATCCACTCGGATGCCAGTTTGAATTTGTACTTCTTTGATGTAACTTCTGATATCGTTGATATTGCTCTGTGCCGGCAATGCTTTGACACGATACTGTCCAAATTTCTTACCAGTCATTTTGACTTTTAATGTTGCTGTGTCAATGTCTTTGCGAATGTCCTTAGTACTCATGTTGGTCAACATGGCATCGGTTCGCAAACTGGTAAGTTCTTCACTCAATTCAAGACTGATATACACACCCGAAAGTCCTTGCTGTAACCAGTTCAGTGCAATGTTCATCATGACCAAACTTTTGCCTGATCCTGAGCCACCGGCAAAAATGTTCAGTTCGCCACGACTGAATCCACCATACAACAGCTTGTCCACTTGTGGCCAACCTGTGCTGACTTGTCCACCTGAATTGAAATATCGGTTAATTCTAGCAGCAGGGTCAGCAAAGTAATCAGTACCCATGTCTTTTGTTAGACTGATCTGCACTGCATCTTTGATCAGTTTTTCTACAGGATCATACTCGCCTTTTTCCAACAGGTCAGCACTTTTTAAAATGGCCCGCTCAAGTTCTTGACGCCTAGTAAACGCTTCAAACTCAGTCATGAACCACTCGTAGTGTCCTTCGTTCAGGTCTGGCACTGCGGCCAGCTTAACGCCGGTTGTTGCCGAGATCTGTGTGCGATCCGGCAAGGTCTTGTGTTTTTCAGAATGTTCTTTGATAAACTCTGCTGCTGGTCTTAGACTGCGATCAAAGTTGGCTGGATTGTAAATGTTTTGCACCCGCACATAGCTGGCAGCATCTTCTAGCATCATTTCCAGAAACAATCTCTGTACATCTAATCCGTATTCTTTAAGCATCTAGTAATTCTCTTGGTCTGTTGATTTTCTTTTCAAGTTGGCGTTTCCGCAACTCAATTTTTATTCGGCTTGTTTCTCTTGATTGCAGTATAGTTAGCAAGGTTGGCAGCTTTCCCCACAATTTCACAGCGTCATTGACGTCTTTCACCGGATCTGGCCACTCGGGTATGCTCACTGCCCAGCCCAACTCCACTGCACGGTCTATTAGATTGACACCTGCTGAATCTTGATCTGGCACCACAGTGACATCGCGTCCTAAGCTGCGTATCAATCTTGCCTGCTCGTCACTTATCTCATTGTGCATGACAGCCAGGCCGCTGATGCATAATGCATCAAAGATGCCTTCGGTCACAATCACATGTTGCCAACCTGTTTGTTGTAGATCCATGCCAAACACATAGCCCCGGGGCATGTCATTGATGTAGCGTGGATTGCGATTGTCTAAAAATCGTATTGTACTGCCCACAACTCGGTTGTTGTATGTAAATGGAACCACAACACCTTTTCTAGCAAAGCCTGTTGCTGCTACCATTACAGGATAATCTTCTGGCACATGTCTACTTTGTAGATACGCCCATTCTTCAGCGCTGTTGGGTGTTACAAAATCTACAAAATTAGGAAGATCTGCTTCTTTAAATTCTATTGGCGACAAGTGATTCCACACACGCTGCCGATCCTCCAGCATACCTTCCATGCTGCGATGGCGCATGCTTTCAAGATTGATTTGATTGATATCGTTTTCTGGAACGCCTAGCCATTCAAGCAGACGACGAGCTTTGAATCCAATGTTGCGTCCCAGGATAAAACTTGCAGTATACCCACAGTTGAAACAATGATAGCTCCACCCTTGTTCAGACAGTTTAATGCCGCCTCTGCTTCTGCGATCCTGGCTATTGCCGTTGTGTACACAGCAGGGTGCATTGAAACTGAGCCATCCAGAACCAGACTGTTTTCTTTTTGCAGGTAAAAATGCCAACACATCGATCATGTTAGTATTATAACATGTTTTACTGTAACAATCAACTTGTTTTGGTTTAACGGTATTTTATGTTTTCCACATGTCCAGTGGATATTATCACAGCAATCGACAACATGGTGTAGGGATTGGGACGATATCCCGAACCGCCGGTTACCAGATTGATTCCAGTCAGTACACCATCTGCTCCGATTGTGGATGTTGCAGCAGCGCCAGCGCCGTTGCCCACAAATGTAATCAACGGTGGTGCTTGGTATCCAGATCCTGGGCTGGTAACAGACACGCTGGTAACAACTCCGTCAGTTACCACAGCATTGGCCTGTGCTGCTACGCCGAAGTTTGTTCCGTTGATGCCAGTTGTGGTCACACTGTTGTTGAAGCACAGGCGCAGCAGTGGGTGCCATCCAATCACGGTCATATGAATAGTTTCAGTTGCATTCAAGTACTGAGTAGACGGTGTTACATTATACCAGATGCTTTGGTAAGTTTCTGCTGCCTGTGCTTTGATTGTGCCGGTATAACCATACAGATCCATCTGTATGCTGGTCACTGGACCCATTGGCTCAATCTGACTGCTGAAATATTCAGTGGACTGATACGGTGTAGTTGAGCCAATGGGTTGACCTGCCTGCAGGGCCCAATCCGGATATTGTGACCCACTACTGCCGCCATAACTGGTCTGTGCTGACAGATTAACAGTGGGAATGGTCAGTTCAACACTGGGAACAAATTCTGGATATACACTGTCCACAATGTCAACTGGTGCCCGCGCACCAGCTTGAGCATCAGTGAACACTGCTTGTGTTAGATTGCCACTGGCTCGCACAATACTGTAGCCTGCCGGCTGTGCCTGTACAACGGCTAGATCTGCCGATGTCAGCGTTACTTTGGCACGACCATAAGCAGCATTGATAATGACCATGTCTTTTTGTGCCAATACCTCTGCGCCGTTTTGACTGACAATTCTAAATGTCAGTGCGCTGCCAGTGATGTTCACAGGTTTTTCATCTTGATTGATGAATTCAAACAACACCACATTGTCAACACCTTTGTTAATTGTTAGTTTTTTAGCATACACAGGATTGTACCTCAGATTGAAATAAGCGCCACTGGTGTCGGGAGTCAAAACTCTAATTACTTGCTGGTAAAGGTATACAGTGGTTGAATACATATGATGTATTTAGCGCCAGCAAATAGCAAGCAGCGACTCTTTGGAATTGACCAAAATGCTAGTGCATAAATATTCAGATGGGCAACGATATCTTTACAAAACTAACTGACCAATATCCGTTTATCACGCTGTGCGTGTATTCATCCACGGAATATGTGGGGATTGTTCAGAATCAAGATGCTGCCATCACAACCATATACGACTTTGGCAGTATACACGATTCTGTAATGAAACAGAAGTTTTTGGAATTGGCCAATGTATGGTGGTGGGAAAGCAATCGCAGCATTCCCATCAACATTTTTCTAAAGAAAGATTGGGAAATGTTCAAGCCTTGCCTGCGTACATTTGCCAACAAAGACCTAGAAATACTACACGGGCCTGTGTGTAGTCTTGCAGATATTGCGCTGAAGAAGGGAAAGAGAAAAAGTATTACTCTTGTCAGGCGGATGGAGTAAGCAGATTCATATGTAATGCTACCAGAGCTGCATAGCCAATGGCGTGTGCATGTTTGAATACAAATCCACGGCTAGCATCACCATCCCACACTGTTTCAAACACAGTGTTCCAAGGCAGTCGTTGCAAGTGTGCTTTGCCTGGCCTAATGATACTGATAAACGCTGCCATTCGTGGAATCGAATCTGGCTGCATTTCCGTTAACAAGTCTGTGTAGTTGCCAACGTGTGCCAACTGTTTTGCCCACTCTGAGTCTTGCCATAGTCTGCTCCAATCGGGTTCTGTAGACACTGCTGTGGCATAGTGGTCAGGACTGGTGATCAACTGATAAACACTCATGTTCAACAGGTCAATTTTAAAATAGCCCAATTGTTCTGCGGCTTCGTAATCAATGGCTGCACAACGATTCACAGGATCTAACGGAATGTCTGTTACATAAACACCAGAATTGTGTCGACGCACTTGCCCTTGATGCAATTGCCGTGCAGGAGTATGCTGGATCAATTCCAACAACTGACTGCGATCAGCAAAGTCAATATCAATATCTGCGCTCATTACCAACCTGCCTGCATTAATATTTCTTTAGCATACTCTTGATCTGACGGGTAGTCTTGAAATCGTTTCTGCCAGTGATCCACGTCTATGTACGGATACACTATGGCAATCTGTTCGGCATTGAGTTCACTCAAAAACTTCTGCCCAGATTCACTGTTGAAGATTATCCAAGGGCTGATCCTGCCAGCTGTGACCGCATATACCATTGCGTTGGTACCACCATAGCGCAAACAATCATGCGGTGGGTTGCCGGTCTTTTCTGACCAGTCAATACCAAACTCCATTGCTCGAGCCAGGGCATCTGTTACACTTTCCACACCCAAGTAGAATGTCAAGTACTCGGTATAAACTACATCACGGCACCAGTGATCAATCTTCTTGTTTTGTTTCAGTACCCATTCCATAAATCTTGCAGGATTGACTGCACGAATAGAAACACAATAACGACCAAACTTCACAAACGCTTTATAGTACGGGCTTTCGCAAAAATCATCATAGGTTTTTAATTTGGCGCTGCCTTGTGTCATTTCAAAGAACTTGATGTACGCTTGGAACCCCAATTCCACACCGCGTTCAGCTCGTTCTTGTCTGCGTCTACGTGGCTCACAGCTATGCACAGTCAAACTTGTTTCTTTAACAAAGTCTTTCTTACAAAACTGGCAGGTGTATTTCATTTTTTAGTTTCTTGACCCATCAACTTGAAGTGCTCGTCGATTTGTTTTTTGCTGGTGATTGACGCCAGCACAGCAATGTCATCATCTTTCATGTCTGGATATATTTCTGCCAACTGTTTACGAATGCTGCTGGCGCCTGGCTCTTTCTTTTTGGGAGCAATCCAGTTGTGTCTTGGTGTGCCCATATCCGGACTAACTGTTGTTGCACAGAGCCATTGTAATTTGGGATGTTTACCCATTGCAAAGAAGTTTTTGTTAAGTCGTTCATTGGTAGCAACAAGATAAAACTCTTGTAGATCCCGAGACCCTTCTACTGCACTGCCCCAACGCAGCATTAAAAATGTTGAAAATTTCTTACGCTCATCATCTGTCAATTCGTCATAGAAGTCACGATTCTTGAGATCAAACTGCTGCATCTCGTTGTGTATTGATAGTTTATCCATTGTTAATATTTTTAAGAATACGACACTTCCTTAAAGATTTTCCTATACACTTGTTGCTGTATTGGTAACCGATCAAACCAGAACTCGCCACGCACATGATCCATCATGAGTTGCTGAGCCACAAATTTCCACCATCCAGCAGTGGCATCCTGTGTGCGTAATATTTCAATTGCTCGACTAATGTTCTCATTCTGGTACGGCGACTTTTCTAATTTGGAGATCAATGCATCGCGAAACTCCCAGGGAATTAATGCAATGCCTTCTAGGCCTTCCGGATTGGCCAAGACTGGTTGAAACTGCTCCATCTTTATCTCTTGCTGTGAAAAATAATCAAACAATTGATCTATCCACCAAATATTAATAGCACTGATCACTGGTGAGTAAGATAATTTTATATAAGATTGCGATTTACACCAATTGATATTTTCTTCAACTTGACTCCATTTAGAACCACTGCGCACTGTTTCTAGAATATCTCCTACAGCATCAAGGCTGGCGTTGACGTTGATTTGTTTAAATTTGGACCAATAGTCCTTTACATGTTTGTTTTTGTAACCCAACACAGTCATGTTGGTGCTGTACATTATACGAGGTTGTAACTGGGCTGCAATCAATTTTTCCAACAACTGATAGTGTTGAGGATTCAACAAGGGTTCGCCGCCAGCAAAATAAATCTGTTGAACGCGAGTCAAATCAATATCGCCCAGTTCAGTTTCTTCATGCAGGTGAATCACTTGATGGCCTAGTTCACTGGCCCAGCTGGTGCTAAGTACTGGCCCACAACTACGGCATTTTAAATTGCAAAGATTGTTGTTTCTAAAATCCAAAAAGTGAACCTGCAGGTTGACCAAGTCTGTGGGATAGTCCTGAAACATTTGGCGCCAGCCGGGCTTGTCAGGTGGGCATGCGCCCATGCATTCTTTGGGGATCTCGCCGCGCAAAAAGGCTCCGCCTACTACATCTCGAACCTGTTCGGGGCTGTCAAAATGATCGCCGCCCCAACTACAACACGGAGTAAACTTGCCGCCTGGCATGTAGGTGGTTGATGTCCACGGAGCCTTGCAGTAAATGTCACTCATGATTTTTCCTTAACTGCATATTACCATGCCTTGCTGTAGTCAACAATTTCACAGTTACGGCTGATGTCTTTGACAAAGTAAACACACTCGGGCTTGGGCCCGTCAGATACAGGAACACATAACATCTGTCCATTCTTCAACTTGGGGGCATACCATGCCACTTCGTGATACACATCTACAATTTCAATGGTGGGGAAACTTGGTCTAAAACTTGAAAGCGGATTGAATTGAAATACCTTAAAACCACGATCATTAATACTGGTCAATGGCAACACTTCAAGGTCGCCTACATCCGGTTCGCCGATCAACACTTGCCAGTCCATGGGCATGCGTATCTTGTGCTCGCCAATTTTTAATACCAGTGCAGGAGCATTAAAACTTTCAAGAAAAATCAGTGGAATATAATGATAGTCGGGCTCCCTAGGATCGCTGTTGTCAAATATAGCAAATCTCATGTCATCAACTTCTTCAGGAAGATGATCAAGATCGAAAAATGTGTTTGAGTCTAGTTGTAGAATTCGCATGTTGTTATTATAGCAGGTTTTTTAAAAATCGCAACCTTTATTTCCATTCTAGTTTCTCTTGCGAGAAAGGATAGTTAGCATCTCTGTAGAATACTTTTCGTTTGGTCAGATGGCGCTTGGCAAACTTGCAGGTGCTGGTCACATCCCAGATTTGGACGTGGTCTTTGTCTTCCGCCTTTCTAATACCTCGCCCAATACTTTGTATAACGCGGACAAAGCTCTTTCCGGGCTCCACAAGAACCAAATTAAAAATCCTAGGGATATTAATACCCACAGCGGCCACACCGTAAGTCGCCACAATAATCTTGCCAGTGCTTGTTGCAATTTCGTCATATTCATCTTGTCTTGCTCCTGCTTTAGTTGCGCCCGATACAAACACTGCCCGATCACCCAGTAATGCAACCAAGGCTTGGCCAGCTGCCACACGATCCACCAATACCAGAGTATTTCCAGTATTGTTGACCTGTGTCACCAGTCCAGAAATGGCTGCAAGTCTATCAGGATCTTCTAATAAAAACTTCAACTCACTTTGATAGTTTGAAAATTCTGCATGATCAACCAACTGCACAATATTCACATGACACTGTGCCAACACGCCGCGGTCCTGTAGTTCACTGGCACTGAGCTGGTTAATCACTGGCCCCAAGCTGCACTTCAGTGCTTGAAACTCAAATGGTTCTTTAGGCACAGTCCCAGTTAATCCCCACCGAATTGGCACTCTAGACATCACGCCGGTCAGCAGGGTTTTGAGAGCATCGGCTTTGGCCATGTGTACTTCGTCCACCATGACACATACCACATCTTCAATGAAGTCCTGTATAGTAATGTCTGCTACACCGGCCTTGGTATTTTTCATCAGCACATTTAAACTTTGCCATGTGCATATTGT